GTATGAAAGAAAAATACGGTTACACGCCTTATGTTCGGTTTGTTGAAAGGCTTTACCCTTTTTGATTGCAAAACTAATGATAGTCATTCATTATGCATTCATCGAGGAGACATTATGCAGCCACCATCAAGACCATATTCATTGATTACGGGCTTGGCCATTGAGCCTGAGCCTTTTCCATGTCTGATCCGTGACGTTCGTATCTTAAGGGACGAGTTTAAGCTCCAAGGCATGAAGCATGAGGACGCTCATCAGAAGGCCTATGAGATCATCGCAAGAAAGCGATATGAGCTTCAGAAGCCAAAGACTGTTGGGGACGGGCGTGAGCTTTTCGAGGCTCTTGGTCGTGCCAACATCAGGCAATCTGGCCAGCAGCCAGATCAGCGTCACTTTATCGACGACAATTCACCACTCGACAAAACCGACGACGCTCGTCGCGAAAGAGAATCTTTTAACTGGGGAAGTTCAAATGTTTAAAAAGGCCACACGTTCAACGTCAAAAATCAGGCTGGCTCTCACTGGGCCATCTGGGTCTGGTAAAACTTACAGTGCCCTTCAGATCGCAAAAGGGCTGGTTCCTGGTGGCAAGTATGCGGTTGTCGACACCGAGAACGGATCAGCCTCGCTTTATTCCGACCGAGGGATTGAGTTTGATGTCGCCGAAATGCATTCACCGTTTTTGACTGAGAAGTACATCCAGGCGATCAAAGCGGCCGAGGCCGCTGGATATGATGTCTTAATCATCGACTCTCTTAGTCACGCATGGAATGGAGAAGGTGGGTTGCTGTCGCAAAAGGAGCAGCTTGATGCTCGTGGCGGAAACTCGTTTACCAACTGGGCCAAGATCACTCCAAAGCAAGAGGCGTTCACGGCAGCTATTCTCCAAGCGAATATTCACATCATCGCCACAATGCGCTCTAAGCAAGACTATGTTCTCCAAGACAATGGTAAGGGCAAGCAAGCTCCAATCAAGGTTGGCCTAGCTCCTGTTCAGCGTGAGGGCCTTGAGTACGAGTTCACTGTGGTTTTGGATATTGCCATGGATCATGGAGCCCAGGCATCAAAGGATCGAACTGGTATTTTTAACAACATTCGGCAGTTATCGGCAAAAGACGGTGAACTGCTTGCGAGCTGGCTTAACGCGGGGAAGGTAAATGAAAAATAGCATCAACACGACCGAATTGATTTCAGAGGTATCGAGCCAGACTGGATTTCACCCCGACACAGTTAGGCAGATCACCAATTGCTGGCTTGAGAATGTGATGGGACGACTGGAAAATGGCATCTCTGTTCGCCTTCGTGGTTTTGGCAGCTTTGTAATCATTCGCTCGAAGCGAAAGAAGATGTTCAACCGCTGGAAGGGTATGGTCGTGTCGATTCCGCCCAAGGATCGCGTGCGGTTTCGTGCTGCGTTTGAGGTGGAGCCATGAGCCTCAAGCGTACTTGCTTGGTGCATTAATTAGAGAGGCGATGAAATGAGATTCGACATTACTGGTTCACTAATCCGCGAAGCGCCACGTCCGCCAGGACATGAGATCGCGAACTTGGGGGATAGCGCAAGCGACACTTGCCGTCTTTATATCGTCGGTCATGATTGGATGGCTTACCCGCTTGACCCGTTTCAGTTGTTTTCAGGATATGCGAATTACGGTTTTGTTCGTCATCGCGATCTTATTCGCGTTGAAGGATGGGATCACAAAGACTTCACAAATGACCAGCTTGTGCCGCTGATGATGGCGCAATTTGATTTTGGATATATAAGAAAAGATCACGTTCTTGATGGCGTCTATATTCGCGGCACCAAAAAACTCGCTCAACCTGCGGTGTACGCGATTCTGTATCGACAGTGGTGGCTTCTCAACCTCATGAACCACATTCAAGGATGGCTGCTTGGCCTTCCTTTTCGCTGGTCAGACGATAAGTCGGAAGGCGCTGGCCTTCGCTCAAGTAAGGGCAAGGTGCAGGACTATCCGACGATGATCGCAACGACTGCGTTCTTAAATCGCATCGGATACAAAGCAAAGCTTCCGCGTCCGGCAAAGGAATGTATCGAAGCACTTGAAGCCTACCGATTCAATCCGAAGGACTTTGAGCCAAATGCAGAGTGGGAGATCGACGTTTACCGAAAAGCAATCAACGACCTAAAAACGAGAGGACTTGCGAAATGATTCTAATTGGATTGGTTCTACTGGCCCACGTGGCGTTTTGGATCTTCGCCCTGTTTGCGTTTCCATTATGGGCCACGATTGGCCTGTTCATGTTGTTCTTGATACTGTCCGGCAACAAATAACTTGATGCGCAATCAATCTCGAGATTAACTCAACGTGTCGGGAGGTTTGGCCATGAGTGATCTTTGGACCGAGACCGAACAGAAGGTGAAAGACCTATTGAGCGCGATGCCGGACCCACATCGCGCCAAATTCAAGGATATTGCCACCACCGAATTCCCTGATCTCATAAAAGCCCTACAGACGCTTAAGACTCAATTCCAGTCAGAGACCCACATTGGCGAGCAAAACCGCTTGGCGGCCCGATATGTGCGAATCTATGGCCTTCTAGCAAGGCTCACGAGTCTGATGCTTTTGGGCGTGCCGCGTAAGGCGGTTCAGGGTCAAATTGACTTGTTCTTTGGAAGAAAGGAGCTGGACCAGACAAGCGCAAAATACTGGCCAGCAATGGAGGTGGGTCTGTTCGAGGAGACTCAAATCCAATCGTTTGCGTCGACCTCTTGAGTCATACAGGACAGCCGAGCGGCTTTCAACATTCTTGCGAAGAAACTCAGAAAAGCCAGAAATCCGAAGACCAGTCGAGTCAAAAAAAGAACCTCAGGTTGACGCCCGATAGGGCCCTGAGGTTTTAGTTGAATCTGCAAAAACACAACTTCGGATCTTTTACCAAAGTCAGTCGTTTTTACAACAGAAAACCAAAAGCCCTACCGAAAGTTTCTTTCGTGACGAGGAACTGCTTACACAGTCTCGGTGGTTGTAGGGGGTGATTTTGCTCAGGCCAAGAGCTACCTGCATCTGTGGTTGAGCCATCTGAGAGTATGATGGCAGACCGAAATCGCAAGGTATGTCCACCAAAGACGTGGACGGGCTGACTTAACGACGGGTGACGACTCACGGGGAACAAGCCGGAAGAGGAACCGAACTGACGATAAGTCCAAAACTTCTTTTACCTCCAGTCATAGCTTGGGGGGTAAGGGGGGTAATTTGGACACTCTCTGGGTTCTGATCTACGGGGAACAAGTAATTATGGATTACTGGAATACGAGATACGGTGTCTTACTTGGAAAGAGACAATCTAAAAGGCTTCTTAAGTTTCAAAAAAAAAGAGTTAATTTAAGTTCTTCTCTAGAGAAAGAGGCTTGTTTAGTTATTAATAATGTATTTGGAGGGATGACGATTTTTCGAGAAGTTCCGTTGTTTGATCGGATCATTGTTGATTTTCTGGTTTGCGACTTGGATTTAATAATCGAGGTAGACGGTCCTTATCACGACAAGCCGTTTGTTCGGATTTCGGACATTCAAAGAGATGGCCTTTGTTATAGAAACAATCTTCGAGTTGTGCGCTTGAGATATGACAATAGGTTCTATTGGGAAAAATTACTAAGAACAGAGAAAGAACGCGAAGTTGTACTTCGTGCTAAAATTTTAAAAAAGACTGAGAAGATAATAAAGCGAAATAAACGACAATCAATAAATTCACTTGAAAACATGAGATCAATGTGGGAACTATGTGGTCATTCGAGGAGGACAAATCATGTCGCTATTTAAGAAGATCACAATTGCGTTCAATACTTTGAATGAAAAGGTCGTTAAAACAGTTAGCTTAAATGAGGCTCTGCGTATGCCAGAGATCGCAGTGGCAGTCGATGCTCTGCTCAATGACGAAATGATCGTTGGCGGCGTTTGGAACCTGCCAAACCTTGGCCGTGTTTATGTCGGATGGGAAGGTTACGAGGTGACATTGTGACATTTGAACAAATGATGACCGCGATTGCGCTTGTGATGAAGCGAAACGGAACTTGGTCTGAGCACCTTTCAGAGTCGAACTTGATCGAAGAGGTTCTTCACTCGCTAGAAATGACCTGGACTGAGTGGAATGAGCAGAGTGTGACAGAGATGGGCCGCAAGGCGATCGTAAACAGCTTTACCCAAGGTTACGAGCGGTGGCTTGGTCACTGTCTCGAGGAGCACATGGACTATGTCTCGATTTATGGTGGTGCTCAGTGAGGCTCATCGAGTTCATCCCGAAAGACCAACAAGTGCTAGATACCATGCGAAAAGAAGTTTCAGAACTTCTTGTGCAGGTCTCGGAAAAAGCCAAAGGTCACAGATGCGCAATCGTTCTCGAAAACGAAGAGGATGGACTTGTGTTTGTATGCATGAATCAGAATCCGTATTTTCTCGCCGCAGCGTCGAAAGTGATGGACATTCAAGCGACTCGATGCCTTAACATGAACCCACTCAACAACAAGGAGGGGAAATGACCCTGAATCAAGCAGCGAGTAAGATCGCAAAACTAGAGGGCGGAAAAAGTCAGGCGCGCATCGGTGACATTCGCCAGATCCTGAAAATCATCGTGGCCGACACGGTCGCAATGGTCGAATCTGGAAAAGAAGACACGCTTGAGGCGGCGATATACGATGCGGTTGAAGCGATGCTCGAAAAGAACCGCGCAAAGCGTATCAAATCTAAAAAGAAGTAAGTTTATCCCCTGGTCCGAGGGAGCAATATCGGACCTCTCTTGAGTGAGGCTCATGGGAGCTAGGATAAACCAAATTAACTTTTGGAGTGTGTGCCACCTAGTTCTCATGGGTCTCACTGAGGAGACCAAACACATGGAAAAGAAACTACAGAAGTCGAGCCAAAGGCTCGCAAAGCGTGCGCGTGAACTTTCAAAAGAAGGACTCAAAGCAGCTGACATCGCTGCTATCTGTGAAGGTAGGGTTTGATGCTTTACATCACCATGTACGCCTGGCAGATCGCGTTCGTTCTGTCGCTGATGTTTTGGACTTTGATTTTAACTTGGATTTTTTAATAAGGGAGACGAGATGGAGAATGTAGTTATCAACGGTATTGAGTACGCGCCATTACAAAAGGGTTCCGAAGTGCGTATCTGCATCTTGCAGCGCGGTTGGGTCATGGTCGGTTACTATCAGCGTGACGGTGACAACTGTTCGCTTACCAAAGCCAGTGTTATTAGAAACTGGGGAACGACAAAGGGGCTTGGTGAGATAGCTACAGATGGTCCAAAGAAGGAAACCAAACTTGATCCTACCAACGGTCTTGTCGAGTTTCATCGTTTGACAGAAGTGGCGACAATCGTTTGCAAAGAGGACGCATGGAAAGCTCTTTTAAAGTGAACATAGGAGACGAGTCACAAACTACCTACGGCGACGGCTACGGCAACGGCTACGGTGACGGCTACGGCAACGGCGACGGCAACGGTGACGGCTACGGCTACGGCTACGGCGACGGTGACGGCTACGGCTACGGCAACGGTGACGGCTACGGCTACGGCTACGGCGACGGCTACGGCAACGGCGACGGCGACGGCTACGGCTAAAAGTTAAGCATTCGGCCCCGTGGGGAATTTAAAACAATGCGTGTTTTGAAATTGAAGCCTGCGGGGTCGGAGATTTTTGATCGAGTGAGCGGCGGCGTTGGAATGCTGTGGCGGTCGGACGAGGCTTTGGTGGGAACTTGGTGGGAAGCTACTGGGGACCTAGTGGGTGGCGAACGGACCAAGTCACTTGAGAAACGAGAGCCTTGCGTAGTGCGTTCAAGGCATAAAGGCCAGCCTCGCGACTGGCCCGCTCATGAGATCTTTGAAACGGAGAGGTGTCTGGTTAGATCGCGCGGTCGGCCAGGCTTGGTCGCTCAGGACGATGACACTCATGTGATGGACGATGATCCGCGTTCGCCTGGGGCGCGGGGAGTTCGCTACTAATCTTAGTAGCTAGTAGTAGTTGATAGTATTTGGTTTACTGTAAACGAAGGGATGTTCTTTGAACGACACAATCTTTTTATCTCTATCAGCGGTATCGTTTTTGATTTCAATGATCGGCCTTTGGGCTGCACTGGAGAATGCAGGATGACACCCTTAGAGCGTAAGATCATCAGACGTGCGGCGGAGATTGTGGCAGCAACGGATACAACTTGTATCACGGCTATATCAGACGCCTCAGGTAAGGCCTTAGATAAGCGTCGTAACTTTTGGGCCTATTTCAAACTGCGGGCCAGTTTTCGCGATTTCTACGATCAGTTTGGATGCCCCTTCTGTAGCTGGCAAGGCGACCCCGAAGAACTGCGCACGATCCGCGTGCTCTTGCTTGAGACGTTTCTGATTTTTGATGGGAGGTTGGGATGAATCAAATAGAGAGAATCACGCACGCCGCTGTTCTGACAGCTAGTAGAGGTTGGCCGATCATGGGCAAGTCGCACGCTGATTGCTTTAAGAAGGGCGAACATTCTGGCTTTGAAATGTCAGGCCGCGCGATCGATCAAGGTTTCATTACAAGTTTTGGTCGCTATGTCACACGTAGTGATGCCTATTTCGTCGCGCTAGCTGCCGGACAGATAACAAGGAAACCTGGCGAGATTCTCGTCTCGGAGATGCTCTGGTCAGACGAAGATGCGCTTTTCGACTATGATCCGATAAAGGGGTACTACTGATGACCGTAGACACCAAGAAACTCAGAGAGCTTGCCTCGAAAGCCACCTTTGAATCGAGCATCTGGGAAAGTGAAAATGATGCTCCGCAGTTGTGGATAGACAATAGAGAGAACAACGCCGCTTGGTGTAGGGCCGCTAACCCTCAAGCCATCATCGCGCTGCTGGACAGGCTTAAAGAAGCTGAGGATGTGGTGCGGTTTTACGCCAATCGGTACAAATGGTTTGGTCCGTCGGAAGAAATCGAAGAACACAGATTGAGGATTGAGAACTATGATTCTGATTTGTGGACAGAGGGGTTATACACTGGCGGCAAACGAGCGCGGCAGTACCTAGAGAAATGGAAGGGGGAGAAGTGAGCGACGCAAGCGAAGTGAAGCGGTGGGAAACAATCTCTATTGATACAAAAATATCAGGCACTATGCCTGATGTGGATGGTGTGCCCAGAGTTACCGTTGTATCGGCTTCCGATCACGACCGCGTCGTGGCGGAACTCAAGGCCGAGAACGAGATTCTGAAATCCAAAGCCTCGCAGTTTGAAAGCACGCTCAAGGAAACCATGCGAGTGAGAGATGCGGAGATTGAGCGGCTCAAAAAAGAAGACGCGGCCATGGTGCAGCGACTACACACGCAGTCTAAAATTATGGCTAATCTTGAAGACGAGAACGAACGACTCAAGCGTGCGCTAGTCGACATCGCAAACAAAAACACTTGTTGGCGCCTTTATCAGATCGACAAATATAAGTCCTATGAAGATGGCTGGGAAGGCGTCGCAGAGTTTGCCGCAAAGGTTTTGAAAGAACTCGAAGCCATCAAGAAGAGAGACGAAACATGAACCCAGACAATCCGAACTTCAGAACGCCGGAAGAGGAAGCTAGAGCCGCTGAGCTAGTGAGGCTGAAGGCGGAGGTTGAGAGACAAGCACGCGTGATCGAGAAGCTGAGGGAGCAGCGAAACTACTATTGCGACATGGCCCAGATGCCTGACAAGTCGTACCAAGAACACTTAGAGGAATGTGACGCAGAGATCGACGCCATCGAGAAGGGGAAGCGTGACTGAATTTCTAAAAAAATGGGCCGCAGAAATAGAGCGAGCAAAAGAGGCAGATCGAATTCTAAACCGTGACAATCCTGGGTCGGGCTTTGGTGGACTTCAGACGTTCATCGCGATCTTCTTTGGATGGATCAAGGTTCTTCACGATAAGAAAAAAACCTCATTGACATGGAATTTTGTTCAAAATAGCCTCCAACCAATCCGAGGAGGCTCATTTGAAAGCGTTTTTGTCGTCTATCCTTGCTTGGCTCAAGAAACTCACAGCCACGCCAGAACCCGCAACAATAGAACCCCAACCCCCAGCGTCTCCAACTGAGCTTCCTTGGATTACTATTGCCAAGAAAGAGATGGGGCAAAAAGAGATCGCGGGCTCAAAGCACAATCCGCGCATTCTTGAGTACCACAAAACCACGAGCCTCAAAGCAACAGAAGATGAGGTGGCTTGGTGCTCCAGCTTCGTTTGCTGGGTCTTCACTCAGCTTAAATACCTCACCACACGATCGGCACGAGCGAAGTCTTGGCTTGAGTGGGGTATTCCGCTTGATGTTCCTATCCCTGGATGCTTGGTCATCTTCACTCGAGATGGTGGCGGCCATGTTGGTTTCTATGATTCCGGCTACAAGACCGGCCTGATTAAGGTTCTCGGAGGCAATCAGTCGAACACGGTGAAGCTCTCAAATTACACTGAGAAGAACGTGATTGGATACCGATGGCCGAAAGAATATCCGCTTCCGCCAGGCGCAAAGGTTAAAAAGTGATGTACGACAAACAACAACCACAAGACGACAGCTGGCAGTTCAAAGAACACAGCTTTTTGCCATCTGCGGAAAAAGGGCTTCAGGCCGACCTAAGACAATTCTATGTTATTGCGGTGATCTCGAACCCGGTTAGGTTTGAGTCTCGTTATCGCCTTTTCCTGGACTACCTGAACCACATGAGGCGCACGCTTCCGAACTACAAGACGAACATGATGGTGGTCGAGCTTCAGCAGGGAGACCGCCCGTTTGTCATCACCCCGCAGTGTGGCTGCCGGTTTGTCCAGCTCAGATCGCGCGAGGAACTTTGGTTTAAGGAGCGCATGATAACCATAGGGATCAGGCACCTTCCGATTGACTGGAAGTATGTGTGCTGGATCGACGGCGACGTACAATTCACTCGTGATGACTGGGCCAAAGAGACGTGGCATCAGCTTCAAACCTATGACGTGGTGCAGATGTTCTCTCAATGCATCGACATGGGTCCAAAGGGTGAGCCGATGCAGATTCATAACGGATTCATGTGGTCCTACTTCGAGAACCTTTGTCACATTCCAGAGGGTCCAGGAACAGGCGGCAAATATGGCTACAATCCAAAGCGTGGTTTTTGGCATCCTGGATATGCGTGGGCCGCTACACGCAAAGCCATCGACGGTGCCGGAATCATTGACTGGGCTATATTGGGGTCCGGCGATCACCACATGAGCCTTGGTTATCTTGGACTTGTCGAGCGATCTGTTCCGAAGAATGTCAACGCAAGGTACCTAGACGAACTGACTGACTGGCAAGCAAGAGTGAAGGCCGCAATCAACCACAATGTCGGCTATGTTCCGGGGACAATCACTCACGCCTTCCACGGTAAGAAAAAGGACCGCAAGTACCAAGAGCGTTGGCAGATTCTGATTTCAAACGACTTTGATCCAGATGACGACATTTTCCCGGACGCTCAAGGCCTTTGGGTTTTGGATCCAGGCAAGCCACGACTTCGCGATCAAATTCGACTCTATATGCGCCAGCGCAACGAGGACTCAGTCGACCTATGAGGACAGCAAAAGATCGCAAGGCAGCACAAGAGGCTCAGGAGCAAGCCCAGAATATGGGGCTGATGCTTCTGTTTATCTTCAACCCAGCGTTCGACCACTACTTTGTGGAAATGAAGGCACCAGACACTCAGGAAGTGATGGGACAGTCTATGGGATCAACTGCCGAAGAAGCGTTCTTGTCCTGCTTGATTGATGCAAGAAACCGACTCAACCTTTTAGGAATCCAGAAATATGAATTCGCTGAAACAAAGCCTCTTATCTCTCTTACGGACCGTCCTGATTCGAGTCTTAGCATGGGGACCGACCCAATTCTTGCTCCTTAAGGTTCTGCCAAAAATACGCCTCTCGACGGCCTATGGCGGCCTAACAGGGGAAGAGATGGTGCGCCTGCGGCAAGTGGTCAGGCCTGGGGACATCATCTTTTCAAGAGACCCACACAAGATCACAACCCTGCTCATTCCTGGGCAGTGGTCCCATGTAGGGATCGTGGTTGACGACTTCATGGTGGTTGAGGCTTTGCCGGGAAAAGGTGTCGTGGCAAGCTACATTCACGACTTCTGCCAGTCGTCCCGTGGGGTAGCACTGGCCCGTCCTTTCTTAGCTGACCGATCCAATCCAGACCGAAGAATCAGGGACGCTATTGACCGAGCCCTAAACAGCATCGGCACAAAGTATGACGGTATGTTCACCATTGGACCAAAGGCTCTGTATTGCGCCGAGCTTGTGGCCCACGCCTATCAGGACTCGATCGAGTTTGATTGGTCTGACGTGTGGGGTATCGGCATGCCGTACTTGACCCCAGATGGCGTTTTCGACGGCTATGACGTGAGAGAAGTAGCGAGGTTTGGCAAGTGAAGCTCTACGCAAAGACATCAAGGCCAGTGGCCCTAAACTCAGTCGAGTTCCGCCTAGAGGGCCGAGTGCGGTCCAAGAAGAACTCAAAGCAGCTCATCGTGCGTCGCGGCAAGACTCGCCTGGTTAGCTCCGAAGCCTTTACCGAGTGGGAATCATCAGCTAGGGCCCAGCTCTTCCTTCAAAAGCGAAAGATGGAAAACGACGGCCTTTTATTCCCTATCGAGGGCAATCTGGCTCTTCGGATCACCTTCTCAATGCAGGGTCGAGCCAACGAACCTGACCTTTCAAACCTGATTGAAGGCCCACAAGACCTTCTCCAAGAGCTTGGAATTATCAAAAACGACAAGCACATCGTCCAGATCGAGGCCATAAAAGAGATGGATGCCATCTTCGATGGCTGTGAAATGGTAGTCTACAAGGTAGGAGTCTAGTCATGTTTTACGAGGACAAATCGGCAGAATACATGATCGCCCATGTCGAAAAGCTCAAGGCCAACTTTAAAAACGAGTTCAAGGACGACCTGGACGACTCGGCAGTGATTGAGACCGCCAACAGAATCCTATCAGAGCGTATGATTGCGCTCCTGCGGCAAAACCTAGAGGACTTCACCACGGCGTCGCTTTTAAACTACCTGGCCGCTGTTATGCCGCACAATGTCCCAGAGTACCAATTCCCGCCCACAGAGCACACACATCTTGTCGTGGGAGACCCGACCGTAACCCCAGCAGGAACTCCACAGATCGGAGAATCGAAAGTGGCAGAAAAAGGCAAAAAGAAGCGCATGCGCCTTAAAGACAAAGGAACCTAAGCCTTGGCCCGCCCACACTTCGAGAAGAATAGACGAACCCTGTCCGCAGCAAAGCGCAAGATGCTCGAGAAGATCGGAGAGCAGTGTGGTGATGTGGCGCGTCGTCGAGGTGTGAACCTGTTTGAGAAGATTCTGGACTTTGTGGAGGGCGATGAGGCCGCGCTCGGTTACGAAGGCAAGCGCACCAAGTTCCTCAAAGACGGCTCGATCATCGAGGAACCCTGGATCACCCCAGAAATGCGTCTGGTAGCCCTTAAGGAAGCCCTTAAGTACGTTTACCCGCAGCTTAAGGCCACGACCGTGATGGAGCTTAGCGCCCAAACTGACGCCGAAGAGGACTCAGAACCGCTCTCAAGAGAAGAACTCGTGCGCATTATCCAGCAAGACCCGTTCTTCCAGATCCAGCCAAATGAGATCATCGATGTCACTCCAAAAGACCCCATGAAAGATTAGTCATGTCTATCGACTACTACGCCCAGGTCATTCAGGATCTCCACGCCAACTGGACCCCGCACCCTGGACAAATAGAAGTCGGGAAAGTCATCCTAAACAAGGTAGTTCAACAGATTTTCCTCGAATGTGGGCGAAACTGGGGAAAAGCACTTGCATTAGACACGCCGGTGGCGACTCCAACAGGGTTTCGGGCCATTGGAGATATTCGCACGGGCGATCTCGTGCTTGGGTCAAGCGGACTGCCGTGCCGGGTGGTAAAGGCCCATGAAGTTCTCTTTGGTCGCCGCTGTTTTCAGATCGAATTCCTGAATGGCGAAAAGATAACAGCTTGCGAAGATCATCTGTGGGAGGTTTCGACAAAGTCTGATCGCAAACACAAAAAGAAACCACGCGTCATTAAAACCAAAGACATGGTTGGGAAAACATCTCTTGGGAACGAGTACAACTACCACATCAGAAGATCAGAGCCGGTGGTTTATCAAGAGCGAGACCTTCCAATTGATCCGTGGCTGTTAGGTGCATGGCTTGGAAACGGGAACTCAAATGACTCCAGAATCTCCACAGCAGATCAAGAAACAATCGAGCGCATTCATGCCTTAGGATTTGAAACGACGCGTCTTAGCACCTATGACTACTACATAAAAAAGTTAGGCGTGCCGCTTCGTGAGGTAGGACTAAAGAAAAACAAGCATATTCCAGAGGCCTACCGCCTATCAAGCATTAGGCAGCGTTTAGAACTCCTGCATGGCTTAATGGATACCGACGGGCACTGCGAAAAAACAGGCATGGTGTCATTCAGTCAGAGCAATGAGCAGATGGCCCGCGATGTTTTCGAGATCGTAGCGTCTTTGGGAGAACGTCCAACGCTCACAAGCAAAATCCCAAAGATTGGAAAAACCGAGTACAAGAGATCCTGGCAGGTCAATTGGACACCAATCAACTTCACTCCATTCTCGCTCCCGCGAAAGCAAAAGTACCTTCGCCGGTCTACATCTAGAACCAGAAGCCACGCGATCAAATCAATTAAAGAGGTTCCATCTGTTCCTGTTCGATGTCTGACTGTCGACTCAGAAGACAGCCTGTTTCTTGTTTCAAAGAGCTTCATTCCGACCCATAACACCGAGTTCATGTGCTATATGTTCTGGCGCACGGCACTCCTAAACCCAGGCTCTGAAAACTACTACTTCGCACCCCTTCAGAACCAAGGACGAGAGATCATCTGGATTCCAGGCAGGATCAAGACCTTTGGCCCCCAAGACTACATCGAGGGCATCAATGATACCGAAATGCGGATCACCTTCAAAAACGGCTCATTCATCAAGGTCGACGGCTCAGACAATATCGACAAGTACCGGGGTATCAAGATCGTCAACGGCGGACTCGTGGGCTTCGATGAATACAAGGACTTCAGACCAGACTTTTACGGAGTCTTTGACCCAAATATCCTAGACGGCTCACTCATCATCGTAGGAACCCCGCCAGAAGCCGAAAGCCACTTCACCAAAGACGCAGATGAGTTCGCCATCAACCCCAAAAAACGACACTTCAATATGCCGTCCGAGACCAACCCACACCTCTCAAGAGAGTGGCTCGCCAACAAAAAGGCCGAACTCTATGCAAAAGGAGACGGGGTAATCTGGGAACGGGAGTACATGGCTAGGCGCGTAAAGGGCGGTAAGGCGTCGATCCTTCCGCAGGCGCATAGCGTCGAATTAAAGTCTCAACGCGAGATGTTAAGAACTATCTCAAGAGACATCAAAAGACTTCAGTGGTTTTGCATCGCTGACCCAGGTACGGCCACATGCTTTGCTGTTATGTTCCTCGCTTTAAACTCAAATACCAAGCGAATTCATGTTTTCGAGACGATTTATGAACGCGACCCGACGCAGACTGGCGTGACGCAGATCGGACCAAGGATCATCGAGACCAAAAACCGCCTGGCACCCAACTCAGAGTGGACCTATGTTTGCGACGAGGCCGCCTTGTGGTTCATTAAGGAAATGTTCGACAACCACGACATCAGCTTCAACCAGACCACCAAGTCCACCAACGACAAAGAGGGTCAGCTGGGAATGATGAAGGACATCATGCTCATGGGCCTACTCGACATCGCTGGCCGCCCAGGAATGGAAAAGGACCTAAAGTCAGACGACCTACAGTTCGCCGAGGCCTTCTTGTGGGAGATGCAGAACTACATCAAGGACAAGCACGGCAAGATCCCGAAGACCAATGACCACTTGATTGATGACTTCCGCTACTTCTTGTCTGAGGCTTTGTACGAGCTGCCTGGCAAGGCTGAAGCCCAGAAGGCTTCCCAAGAAGACCGTCGCGGCTATACAATCGAGGAAGAGTTTCAAGCCCAGATGGATGGCGATCTGGAAGTGTATTGAGGGGAACGCATGGCAAAGAGAAGTTTGAAGGATGTTCTGATTTACGCTGGACAGCATCAAAAGGCTGGAAAGGGCGAGCTTCGGCCAATCAAGATCGGCGATGATGGCGAACTTATGTCTGACGAAGCCAAGGCTGACGCTGAACAGGCGGCAATGTACGAGAACCGTAAGAAGCGAGCACTGAAGCTAATGGGCGGTAAGTGATGGCTTCTATGCGGCTTAACCAGAGACTCTTGGACTTAGCTGGCGTGGCCGAAAAGAATGCTCGGCTTAAGGCCTATGAGGAAGCTCGTCAGGCAATCAACAGGAAGGCGCCTATTTCGGGTCCGGTTCACGACTGGAAAAAGCAGAGTCCTTCCGTTCAGAGTTCAATAGAAGAAAAGGAATCTGGAGAATGGTGGGATCGAGGCCGTCAGGCCGGTCGAATCATGGAAAGCCCAGATGGCGAAAGCTACTCGGTGTATTTACGAGACGGATTGACAGTCCATACGCCAGATATGTCAAACGAAGTATTTATTGATCGTGAGGATGCAAAAGCAAACCTGTCCCTCGCGCTGAAACTACTCGGGATGGAATCTGGCGCAAAGACCCAAGACGAACTTCGGGCCGCATCTGAACTGATGGGAAAGGCCAAAGATAAGTTCGGGTCGGTGGATGAGATGCGCATGCGTCAGATCCTTAGATATGCCGACAACGAGGAAGAATCAGTACCACTTCCGGCCAAAGGCTCAAGATGAGCATTGGCATGGTGGCGATATGCATAATCCTGCTAACGCTGAGCTTTGCCCTAATCGTGTGCGACATCTTTGATGACTTCGATGGAGACCTTTAATGGGATTCGATTCTAGTTCAATCCTAGTCATGTACTCAAAAGAGTTTGAGGCCAACGGCCTTCCGTGGCGCGTTGAAACCTCAAAGTCTATCTTCTATGTAAAGCACGTAGAAATCCAAGTCCCTTCTCGGACGCTCACTCGGCGAAATGCCACACCGGCCTATGTGCTCCACTGCGAGGGCCAGGTCCAGTTTAATTCTGAGCAGCAGCAAGTTACGATTGTTCCGATCCGCTAGGGTAGGGCTGGAAATCCGACACTCTCTGCGGTGCCGTTCGTTCGGTAAGTTTTTCGTTGAAACTTTTACCAAAGGCCGTGACGATGTGGCGCATGATACTAGAAACAATCACCCTAGTCTTATCCCTACTCGCCCTAATCGCAGCTGTGATCGGAACCTGGCTAGCTATTGACGCCAAGATCGAAGTCGCAGCCATGAAACGCTCAACACATTCGGTCCAGCTTGTTCCTGTTGAGCAGCTTGCCGGACTCAAGACCGACAGCGACGAAGCGATGCAAAAGATTCACAACGAAGCCAAAAACACATCAGCGCCGATGCTCGACCTGGGCGACGACGCTTTCTGAGGTATAAATGAGCAGCGATCTTGATTTCGACTCAATGGATTCTATTGACCAGACTGGCAACAAAGACCCGATTTGGTCGATTGATATGGACAATGAGCCGAAGGTTCTGGAGTGGCTCAATGCTGAGCTTAAGTTCCTTCAGCGCCTCAACGAGGACCGAATCAGGGAGATCAAGTACAACCTGGCTAGGTACAAGGGTGTACAGTACCAGACACTTGATACCCGGTCAGGAAACCGCGATCGAGAGCAGGAAAGGGCCAAATTCTCGCCCAAGATGGTCATGAACCTTCTGTCGAACACGACAGAGCAGCGAGTTTCCCGCCTCATCAAGTTTAAGCCGGTTGTTCAGGTAATCCCTCAGCACGACGAGATCCAGGACAAGACATCTGCCAAGATCGCCAAAAATTTCCTCGACTATGTGCAGCAGCAACAGGGATACGAGGTCAAGAATATGACCGCCCTGCGTGTGGCTCAGATATGCGGCGAGGGATACTTGGATATTTGCTGGGATAAGAACCTAGGCAAGCTCCACCCGGACTATGACCCGAATGAGAAGCAGCCCCTTCTGGATGAAAAGGGTGAACCGATCCTCGATGACAAGGGTCAGCCAAGAATGATCGAGGAACCTGTCCATATTGGCGACGTGCGCTATAAGGTGAAGCTACCCCTGTTCTTGTTCTTTGAAAAGAAGATGAGCTTCGAGGATGCCAACTACGTGTTCGAGATCGAGCGCGTGCAGACCGAGGAACTCAAGCGGGACTATCCAGATAAAGCCGGTCAGATCAAGTCTGAGACGGCCAAGACCATGTACTCGGTCTCAAAGCTCGAGGAGGAAAAGCTCGTCAACGAGACCTTCAAGATGACCTTTACGCACAAGCATCACCCGCACATGCCAAAGGGCCGGACGATTGTCTTCACGAAGGACGTGATCCTCGAGAACGATGACAACAAATATGAGCACGGCGAGTTCTCGTTTGAGCGCATGCCTTGCATGGACATTCCTGGCGAACAGCATGCCGTGTCATTCTTTAACTTGGTTCGCGGGCCACAGGCCCAGTACAACAACCTCACCAATGCCATCATCCGAAACCAGATGCTGACTGCTCATCCCAAGTGGTTTGTTCCACGTGGAACGGTAAACGTCGAGTCACTCGGCAACGACATCACGGTGGTTCAGTATCAGGGCGGGGTTCCGCCAACACTAGGTCAGCAGAATCCGACCCCAGGGGAAGTGTTCCAGTTTAGGACCATGCTTCGCGACGAAATCATGATGCTGGCCCAGGTTGGTGATGTCCTTCGCGGCGAACCGCCAGCCGGGATCACATCGGGCGTTGCGCTGACCTTTGTCGCCGAACAAGAACGGCAGATCGCCAATGCAGAGATCGTGAACTACAACGAGTTCGTGCGTCGCGTTGCATGGAAGACGCTCAAGGTTTGTGCGCAGTACTACAAGCCATCTGACAAGCGGGTAATGCTGATTCTCGGAAAGAACGGCTCCTGGGTGGCTTCGGAGTTTGATCCAAAGGTTCTTGCCCGTCCGTTCGATATCAGGATTCAAAACTCGTCAGCACTTCCTGACTCCAAGGCTGCTCGTATGCAGTCGATTCTAGACTTCGCCAAGACCTTCCCAGGCATGTTCCCGCAAGAGCAGGTCGTGGAGATGTTGGACCTTGGACAGACCGAGAAGTTCCTGACCGACGCATCAGCCGCAGCCCGTTCGGCAGAGGCTGAGAACGAAGCGATTCTTGACGGCAAGCCAACTGACGAGCCGCAGGAGTATGAGTCGAGCTGGGTTCACTGGCAGATTCACTTCAAGGCCATGCAGGACTCTTCCTACAAGAAGATGCCGCAGGAACGCCGAGAGGCCATGAAAGATCACGTGATGGCGACCGAAATGCTGATATTTGAGCAGGGAAAGAAGAACCCGGCGATTTTAATGCAGGCGCAGCAACATCCATTTTTCCCAGTGTTCTACACGCCAGAACCACCACCGCCACCACCGATGCCACCGGATATGCCACCCGAGATGCTCCCGCCAGAGGCTATGCCTGCCGAAGCGATGCCGCCTGAGATGGGCATGATTCAGCCGGACGCAGCCATAGCTGGGCTCGATCTTCCTCCCGAGGATGAGGGAATGGCTCCTGGCGGAGGATTCCAGCCGATTTAATGGCCCATTGGCCGAACTAAACCAACAACCACGCGTCACTTGGCGCGGGAGGAACTATGGAAACAACAGTCAATGAGACGGTTTCAGGTCTTGAAAACGAAACAATCGAGGTAGGTCCTGGCGAGACGGCCACCTCTTTTGATGACCTATCGGCTGCACGCAGTCGCGCAGAGGACTCGGTAAAGTCCAGCAGTGGTCCTGACAAATCGAAAGAAAAGGACAAGAAAAAGGGCGAGAGCGAAACTGATTCTGAGTCCGGCGATGACAAGCCGCAAAAGGACAAGGATCAGGATGGGAAGACCGCCAAGGCCGCCAAAGATGACAAGATCAAGGCAGGCGAAAAGCCGCCAAAGGTCTACAAGATCAAAGCAGGAGACCAGGAAACCGAACTTCCGGCCACAGCGCAGGTTCCGGTTACGGTCGACGGCAAAGAAGAGCTAGTTACTCTCGAGCAGCTTCGAGCTGACTATTCCGGCAAGAAGTCGTGGTCGAATGAGTTTGGAAAGCTCGGTGCGGAAAAACAGAAGTTTAAGCAAGAACGCGATACTGTCATGTCCAAACTTGGCGAGATGTTCCAGGCAAGCCAGAAGGACCCGATCCAGGGATTGATGAAGATGGCCGAGATGGCTGGTATGGACCCGGTCCAGTATCGCAAAGATTTTCTTGAAGCCATCAATCCTTTGCTTGAAAAACGCTTAGAAATGTCTGACGCTGAGAGACGAGCGGCGGACGCAGAAATCGAAGCTGATTTCTACCGGAGCCAAACTCAATCCCGTCTGGAAAGTGAACGGCAGGAGCGCGAGTTTCGCGATTTCGAGACCCAAGTCACACGCCAGATCGAAGCAGCCGGAGTGACAAAAGATCAGTTTGAAGCCACCTACAGCATGCTTGCGAAGGCGGCCCAGAGCGGAGAGTTTGTTCCAAGGTCCGGTTCTATAACAGTCGAGGACGTTCTCAATGTAGCCGCCACTGAGTCTTATCTCAGCGCAAGCGACGAAGCATTCGAGGAAATGGGTCTGAAGCTGGATGATTCCGAAAAAGATAAGTTCTTGGCAAAGCTGATTCCGATGGCGCGCAGCTCCAAGATGTCTCCGAAGATCGTGAAGGAAACCGTGAAGGAGTTCTTCAAGGATCGTAAGGCATCCAACCTGTCGCAGAAAGTCAGAGCCAGCCAACCCAAGGCAGCGCCAAAGGCCGCCGCGCCGAAGAATTTCGCCAGCGAGCCAATGACGTTTGATGATTTATAAACCAATTTGGGAGGTTTTAAGTGGCTAATTTCAATATCACAGATGCTTCAGCTCTCTTTAAGCAGAAGTACGGCAAGATTTCGGACAATGTGTACAACTCGGCGAACGTCACGCTGGGTCGCATCAAGAAAGAGTACAACTTCGTCGGTAAGGAAATGAAACTTCCTGTTCCGACTGGTTTCTCTGGCGGCGTTGGTTCGGGTTCGCTTCCTGCTGCCAACATCGCAAACTACGGCGATTTGACGCTCACAGCCAAGAAGGTCTACGCGGTTTGCGAGATCGACCGTGAGACGATCAAAGCGTCGATCAACAACGAGGGCGCGTTCGTTGAGGCGACCAAGCACACTGTTCAAAAGACAGTGGAAAGCTGGACACGCAACGCATCGCGCATCTTGTTCGGAGACGGCACTGGTGCATTGGGATCGTTCTCTGGCAGCTCGTCTGGAACGGCGACTGACCCGATCATCACGATCACGGCGGCGACTTGGAAAGAAGCGAACTTCGAGGAAGGCGACTTCTGCAACGTCAACACGCTGGCTTCTGTGTTTGAGGTCGTTTCGGTTGACCCTGCCACTCGCGCGGTAACATTGCAGCGCATCAGTGGTTCGGACGATCTCACAATGATCGGCGCAGGTACGCATGTTGTTTACATGCAGAACTCGCGCAACAACGATCCTTTGGGATTGAAAGGTGTTTGCGATGCGACTTCGTCGACACTCTACGGAATCAACGTAGGTCGTCGTTGGCAGTCGGTTCAAGAGGCAGCTGGTGGTGCTGGTATCACCGTTGACCGTATGAACAAGGTCATGCTCGAGGTTCAACGTCGTTCGGGCAAGGTGCCTGACCTGATCGTCACGTCCTTCACTCAGTACCGCAAAATCATGAACCTTCTGGAAGATCAGAAGCAGTACATCGTTGAGCCACGCTCGCCAGAACTCAAAGGCAAGGTGTCGTTCAAGGGTCTCGAGTTCATGTCGGCGGCTGGTTCAATCGGTATCTTCCCTGAGCGTTTCGTCGAGGATGACCGCATGTACTTCCTCAACACGAACTACATCACGGCCCATCACCGCCCAGACATGGGATGGTTTGATGACGACGGGACAGTCTTCCTTCGTTCGGCGTCGGCGGACACGTATGGCGCACGCTACGGCGGGTACTACCAGAACCTCATCATCCCGTCTTTCCAAGGCGTGTTGACAGGTCTTGCAACGTAACCTGAAGAGTCCTTGGCGGCGGGGTTTGGTTGTTGGCCCCGTCGCCTCTTTATAGGTCCATGCCCTTAGCATGAGGAAAGGTACGACATGAATGCAAAAGCAGTGAAAAGCACGCAGCGTTTGATGCGCCTGATGACGGCGATTGTCGACGGCACTGGAACAGCGGCTCTTTCTGGCCTTTGTGCGTCTGACATGACGCTCACAGATCAAGGGACTGGCGACTATCTTCTCACGTTTGATGTTCCGTATGCGCGGGCGCCGCAAGTGATTGCGACTCCTATCACGGACAATATCGTGTGTAAGGTGGGGACGGTTGGCGTTGGCTCGGTTCAGATTTTGACAGAAAACCTGTCGGGATCGGCCACAGACGCAGACTTCCATGTGTTCGTTCTTGGATCTGATGCCGAGGATGCAATCTAAAGGGGGCTAATATGCGTTTGAGCTTTGCGAGAACGATTGTCGGCTCCCAGCCGAAGATGAAGCTCCTGGCCTTCTCGTGTGCTGGTGCCACAGCAAAGAAGGAAATCACCACTCTCACGCTTGCGACCTTTGCTGGTTCGACAAGCGGGGATCATGTGATTTTCTACGATGCGGCAGGCCAGTCTTGGGCGTTTGCGCTCGACAAGACAGGTTCTGCTCCTGAGCCAACTGGTGCCCTTTGGGTGGCAGTGGCCGCTGGACGCAAGGTCAATGTTGACGTGTCTGGGTTGACCACAGCTGCTCAGATGGCTGCGGCGGTCGAGGCTGCGATCAACGGACTGACTGGGTTTACCGACGCTTTCACGACCGATGACTCGGCTGCCAACGGCACTCTGATTGTCACATGCGACCAAGATGGACCAGTTACCGATGCTACGCGATACAATGCTGACGAGTCTGGAAACGGATCCATTGGTGTCACGATCACGCAGCAAGGTGCTGCCTCTTTGGCGGCATTGGATGCTGGGAAGTTTGACGCGACATTGTCTGGAAGCGACACGGACGGCGAGTACACTCTGACTTTTGGGACACCTTTTGAGAAGGCCCCCCAAGTGGTTGTGATGTGTGCGACTGACAACAGGATCGCGAGGATTGCGGCAGCAACGGCTGCTTCGATCACGATCCAAACGGAAGATTTAACTGGTGCAGCGGCGGACTCGGCATGGCATGCCTTTGTCGTTGGCGGTACCGGAATGGATGCTTACTAAGAAACCGTGCTGGGGCGGGCGGAGACATCTGGTGGTTAGCCGCTCGCCCCTTCTATCTACTGAGAGGCGCCACTAAGGACGCGGAGGGGTAATGAGTACACCGAGAGGCTTTGCATCTAGCTTGATGCAAGGCGAATCAAAAGGGCAGCACGCAACAGTTGAGCCAACTGGCCAGTATCAGAACGGACTATCGGTCAACGCTCTGATTTTCGCCTATCAAGTTGGATCGGACACAGCCGAAACTGACTCGACAGCGCAGATCATCAGTGCCACGGCTCACGCCGCTCGGGTTGGTGACATCATTCGTTTTTCTGCGGGTGTTTTGGACAAAGACGAGCAGAAGGTCGTTGAGGTTGGAGCGAACTGGATCAAGGTGGCATCGCCTTTTTCGGCAGCGCCGACCAATGGCGACACATTCCTGATCTTCCGGCCCCGCTATGCTCAGTCCGATGAGGACGGGAACCTTCAAGTTTCTGTGAGTCAGGGCCCGACTCAGTTCGTCTTGGACAACGTCGACACTGAGGTGGAAGAGGATACGAGCACGGCATCGAACTCTCGCCCGCTTCCCGTGAAGGTTTTTCGAGCAGATGGAACTTCGGACTGGGCTGATGATGTTGAGGCTAATCTTCAAGCCATTGAAAGCTCGACACAGGCCACGGCTGCTGACATTGACGCTTTGGAGTCAAATTTTGGCTCGGCTGCTGATGCGGCGGCCTCTACCGACACGGCAACGGCGACATTTGTGGCTTTGTTCAAAAGATCCCTTCAGCACTTGTC